TACCACTCTAACACTGTCGTAACCGACACTACGGGTCGTAACCTATTCTTCCACAAACTTGCTCTTTCTAAAGCTGTACAACAGGCTCCAAAGATGGAAACAGAATACTCAGTCCGAGACCTAGGTTGGTTGACTGCTCTTCACACTATCTACGGAACTGGTGTTGAACGTGCTGGTAGCTTCATTGCTCTAACACGAACTACTGCTCCTTAATGAGTAGACCACTGATTGGGGAACCAGTCTAAAAGTTCCCCGTTACATTAAAATACCTTGAGAGAAAAGCTGGCTTGCCTGTCCGAGTATCGCCCAATCAGGGAATAAAACAAAGGAAAATATCATGCCTTCAAGGAATGAATTAGTCACACGGGCAAATGCTGTCGGCATAGCTGTCGCATCTTACCCAAATGACTCAAAATTAGAACAAAAGATTCTCTTCATGGAGAAGAATGCAACTGCTCAAACAGGTGTCATTGCAACAAGTACATTAACAAGCAACGCTACTGCTGCTACTGATGGTGATACAGTCACTGTTGGTGGTCGCACATATACAGCTAAAACTGCTCTAACAGAAACTAAAGCAACTGGTACTTATACCAATGCTTCAACTGCTGTTGCTGGCGAGACTATCACAATTGATGGTATTACATATACCTATTTTGATGCTATCTCAGCTACATTAGAACAACCATACGCTGTATTAGTCGGTGCAAGTGCTACTGAATCTCTAGCTAACTTGGCTCTTGCCATCGATGCTGGTGCTACTGCTGGTACTAACTATGGTCTAGGAACTGTCGCTCACCCACGAGTAAGTTCAGTATCTTCTGACGCTACAACTTGTGTCGTAACTTACGATAAAGTTGGTGTCATTGGTAATGCTGCTCTTACAAGTGAAGTTGCTGCTGGTTCTTGGGGTGAAGTCCACCTAGAAGGTGGTGTAGACCCAGTTGCTGATGAAGTCTTAATCGGCTCAACAGCTAACGGTGCTGCTTTCTTGGATAACTTCAAAGTCGCTATAGACAACGGTGCTGGTGCTGGAACTGTTTACTCAAGTAATACAGGTCCTCACGAGAAAGTTACTGCTACGACAAACTCTGCTACACAACAGGTTGTTAACAGTCGTGACTTCTCTATCCTTAATGCTGACATCCCAACAACTGTATCTGCTGCTACCCTTTCATGGACAAGCACAATTATGGTAAACGGTGTAAGCAAAGTTATCACTCCTGCAACAACTACTTATGGTGGTTCTGCTGGTATTAGTGGTGACAAAAATCACATTTAGTTTGAGCTAAGTGTACAATTGAGCCTCTTGATTTCAGGAGGCTTTTTTGGTACTCTGAATACATGAATACAATTCAACCCCTTCGAGATTTAGTTCTTGTTAAAGTGGACCCAGTTAAAGAGAAAACATCTTCAGGTCTGTTTATAGTTGAGGCTTGGAAGTCGCTTCCACCTACTGGAACAGTTATTGCTGTTGGTCCAGAAGTTAAGAGTGTAGCCGTAGGTGATAGAATCCAATTTGAGAGATATGCTTCTATTATATTAGAAGATGATGAACGACTATGTAGAGAAACTAACATATTTGGTATCTTAAATGAGAAAATCTAAGTTAGACCGAGGTGATTTAACATTAAAGGATATGACTGTCCTTAATGAGAACGACCCTACTAAACAACAGCACGAGAACACTAGATACCAACTAAGAGATTATTCACTTAAACATCATGTAGTTATGGAACGCAGTCTAAATGACGATGCCGATAAGGACTTGATATTTAAGTTAATAGTTGATGACTACGAAGTCTTACTAGACGCTGAACAAGTTGCAAGAGCAGTCCGTTGGGTTTAGAATAATAATAAGGAAAAAACAAAATGCCAAACACAAACAAACTTCCAAAAGACCTACAGGACAAACTTATTAAATGGGAACAGAACAAACCTGAGTTCCGTTCTGCTAAAATGCTCGAAGATATTGGTCTTATTGTTGAAGACATGTCAAATACGCTCGCAGAGCAGTCTAAAGACGGAAAAGCATTTTCAAAAGACTTAGGTGCGATTTTATTGGACATGAGAGGCTCTCTAGAGGCTTTTAACGCAAAAGATGATATAACTATCCCTGATTACGCAAAACCTGTTGTAGAGGCTCTGAATGCCCTTCAAAGCGAATTCGCTAAATCTATAGATAAAATAGACATGAAACCTGAGTTCAAACCCAATATTCGAGTTGATTCCCCAAAGGTTGATGTTTCCGTCCCCGACATTGACCTACGGGGGATTGAAAAGGTCCTTAAAAAAGATATTCCAGCCGCTTTTGACAAAGCCATCAAATCAATGCCTACTATGGAAATTCCTGAAAATGACCTTTCTCCATTATTAGATGTATTGACTGAAGTTTCTGGTAAGTTAGATTCTATCGATACAGCTACTAGAATGAAGCCACAAGGTCCAACTAACGTAAGTGTTGCTGGTGTGTCTACTTCCGCCAATCAAACTAATGGAACACAGAAAACTCAATTAGTAGATTCAACCAATACAAGTCTATCAGCCTACGGAAAAGTAATCGTCGGAAACGCCAAGAAGAAGTTTCGTGATGGATTCTCTCGTATGGACATTACTCAACCAGACTCAACCGTTTGGGATTACGTCAACGACAATACGACTGCTACAGGACATATCGTTACTCAAGGTGGTAACACGTTCTCATCAGGATACTTAAGGATTTCTCTCTCGCCTTTTCTACAAGACTCAAGTGTATCTATAACGACTAAAGATACATTCAGTATGCCATTCAGGGCAGGATTCGGAATAACAACTTCACAGAGGATTCTTGGTCAAGAAGTCGGATTAGAACTTGTCGGGGTTGATGCTAATAACGCAGTCAAGACTATCACTCCTATTGCTGATGTTGATATGCCAGCATCTGTTACTGTTGCCACAGCTAACACTTGTCCGATTGTCTTTGCTACCCCACATTCATTTCATGGTGGTGATAGGGTAGTTCTTTATGGGTGTTATGACTCAAGGGTAAATGCTGGACCTGTTATTGTTACAGTCGTAAACGCCACGACTATTTCAGTTCCTATTACTCTTGCAGTAGCGTCGTATAATACAACTGGTGGAAAAATAAGATGGGCTGACCCACTTGACTACGCAGAGAACGGAACATCTCTACTACTTGAAAATGCTACAGTAACTAACGGCTCATTCGTTACAAGACGAAATGGTGGTTCATTTAGGTTACTAAACTCAACTATCGCTACAACTACAGCTACGCAGGCTGCTACTTCACCTTATTCAGATGCTTTTATAAGTGCCGCAAACCAAGAATTATATGGTTCACTTGAAGAAATAGGTATGAGGTCATTCGGTGCTGATGGACTTGCTACAATGTCTGGTATTCAAAAGTGGACACAGGGAATACCTGATGAAGAAGTAAGTTATAAGATACGCATAAGGGCAAAGAACCTCAAGAACTTAACTGTTCCAGTCGGAAGAATTACGACTATTGCTAAGACTGGTTCAACCACAGCGACAGTTACGACAGATGTCAATCATGGACTAACTGTTGGTGATTTTGTGCAGATTTACGGAGTATTAAACCAAGCGGCAACTGCCTTTCCTAACTTAACAACAGCAGTAGTAGTAGGTAGCACTCCAACTCCAACTACGTTTACTTGTGTTATAGGAACATCAAGCACGACAACTTCTAATGGCGGAGTTGTTTACCTAGTAAATGGAAGTGCAACTGCCCCAGGTGCTTTAACTACAGTAGCTATTCAAAGCATCTCAAGGTCAAATAATATCCTAACAGTAATAGGAAGTGCGACTTGGGCGACTCCACTACCAGGTGAATATATGCAGTTGTGGGGTATGACTGGTGCTGCCGCACAATATGATGGTGCGTATAAAGTGTTAAGGGTTTCTACCTCTACACTTGAATTAGAATCTGTCGGTGCTGACTTTGGTTCAATCGCAACAGGTGGTGCTTGTTTCAGACGAACAGATGTTAGGGTTCACTTCACTCGGTTAATGGACTATACACGCTTAGTTACAGAAATTGTCGGTGGTAGAGGTAACACTTCAGATATAAACAACTCAGTTCCTGTATCAATTACAGGTAGTGCTACTCTACCAGCTGTTACTACAGTTACGACAGTTACAAACTTAACTAACATTGGAACAAACCCTGCCGATATGATGGCAAGAAATATATCAAAGAACACTTGGGCGAATCTCGTCAGGTCAACAATAACGTAGGAGTATGTGATGGCAAATAATTTTAAGAGAGTGATAGACAGACCATATTGGGTAGAGACAGCACTTGCAAATAATGCACATGCCGCTGGTGGTTCACTTGCGACAGATTTACGAAATAGTATATCAAGAAACCCTTTTATCTATCAGTTAGTGTCTGCTACTGTCCTCAACAGGTATAATGCTGTTACAAAAGCACATAGTTTTATAGTAAGTCCTGCCCTTGGTGGAACATTCGGTGCTGGTGCTGGTTGTATATTTGCCCCATCTATGTCATTAGTTGGTGCGATTGCCGCTGGTTCAACAACTCTTAAAGTAACAACTTCAACGACTATAACTGCTGTTGGTGCTAATATGCTCGCAAACAGAGGTGGTGGTGGTGATTTCGGATTCATGATTAGGATTATCGGCAACTCTGCTGGTGGTGCTGGTAAGATTGAGGAAAGATGGATTACAGGTAATACAGCAGGAACAACACCTACTTTATCACTTGATACTGCTTTATCATTTACTCCAGCGTCAGGTGATAGCTATGAGATACTTGGTGGCAAACTCTATATGATGAGTGCAGGCACAGCAAGTTCAACGACTTGGCGTTCATTTGAAGTTGCAACTAACACACTGGCTTCACTATCTAGCACAAACCTAGCAACTACTATTGCAACCGACCATTCATCAGTTGCCTTAGATGAACAGTACGTTCCTTATGACCGACTACCAGGTGAGGGATTTATCGTTGGAACAACTACCTACGACACATCAGGGACTACTAAGAGTTGTCTATTATCAACTGCAACTGCCGCTTCAACAATAACTGGACAAGCAACTGGTGGTGATGTCGCAGTCTTACAAAATGAATATAGAAACTTCCAAATTAGAATTGTAGAAGATACTGCTAAACCAACTGCCGTCAATCAACGTAGAATAATTGCTTCTCATACCGCAGGGGCAAGTCCTGTCTATACACTAGGCACAGCATGGACAGTTCAACCATCAACTAATGCGAAATATGTGATTGAATATCCTAACTTAATTCTTTTGTGGTCAAGTGGAACAGCAGTTACTTACACTTATAACTACACGCCATACACGATAAATAACGGAACAAACTCAATCCTAACTAATGCTTGGCACGTTACTTACTTTGGAAACCGAGGTGGAAACATGGGTGTTGGTTGCACATCATTTACTTCACATGGTATTGAACCTGATGTTGATAAAAATGCTAGACACTCATTTGTTTGGTCGTTTAGAGGCGGTGCTACAACTACATTAGATAAACTCGATATAGCAGGTGGAACTGCTGGTGCATGGTCAAACGCTGTTGTTTACGATGGTGCTGGTATGGGTTCAATAACTACAGGAACAGGTGGGAATTATGCCCCATTTGATAACGAAGGTAAGTTCGGATATATGAATATCTACGTTGCCTCGGCACTCAATCAGATTTATAGGTTTGATGTAAAGAATGGAGTGCTGACACCATTTACTCCAACCGATTCTGTTCAGGCAGGAACAGCGGCAGTAGGTGATAGGGTATCTACTATTTGCGTAATAGATGGAGATGATAGATACACCCTAGTATATTTATTAAACCACTTGTCAACATTTGGACAAGAGATTGTAGTGCAGGTATAACATGGCATACTTACCAAACGAAGACGAAGCAACAAAAGCATTAGTAATGATTGATTACGAGCATCACGAAATCCATGAGGGAGACCACTTTGTTTACTTTGATTACGACGCTGACGTAGATACTACTGGACCAAAGTATTACAGGATAACAACACCAAATACGACTAAATGGGCTCACATATATTTTAGTCTGCAATCAGAGGGTGCTGGAACTTGGCAGTTATTTGAAAACCCTACAGTCAATGCTGCTGGAACGACTGCTGTTACCTTTAATAACGATAGAAACTCTCTAAATACTGCAACCCTAGTAATTGCCTACGACGCAACCTCAACTGCCGATGGAACTCAGATTAAAGTCTGGAGAACTGGTAGTGGAACAACTTTACCATCAAGAGCAGGTAGCGAATCTAGGTCAGCAGTAGAGTTAATCCTAAAACAGAACGAAGATTACTTCTTGAAGTTCACACCAGATGCAGATAACTGTAAAACTAAAGTAGAGATGCTATGGTATGAACATACAAATAAATAGTGTTATAATAAAATCATAAATAAAGGAAACAAACATGAACGACGAGACATTACTAAACATTGTAACTACTGGTGAAACACTTGTCAGTAGCCATAGGGGCAGATTAAACTCAATCTGTCTAAATAGTGCAATTACATCACCAATAACTATCTATGATAGCACCAGCAACTCTGGTACAAAGATTGGTACAATAGCAGACAATAGCCCAGCAGGTACATATTTAATGTATGGTGGACGAACACAGAATGGTATCTACATCTGTAGTGATGATGCCGTACACGCTTCTGGTATATTAACTTCAGACACGACTAATCCCCATGTAGATGATACTGTTACTATCGGTACAACTGTTTATCGTTTTAAGAGTACCCTACTTGCTATTAACGATATTAAGATTGGTGCTAACACAGACGCCACCCTTACAAGTTTGGCTAAGACTATTAATGGTACTGGAGCAGCAGGAACAGACCACTTCGCAGGAACTCCAGCACATCCAGACGTTACATCAAGTACTGTATCTGTCAATGCTTTAACTATTACTGCTAAAGTAGCTGGTACAGCTGGCAACGCTATCGCTAAAGCAGAATCTTCAGACCACCTAGATTGGGACGGTGCTGGCGGATTCTTGACTTCAGGTACAGAAGGTCCAGCTTTTGATTTGACTGTTTCATTCTGTGGTTAGACTTGACATAGACTTTATACTATGCTATAAGTAGAAGTATGAAAAAATATGTGGGAATACTTGTAGTTTTATTATTATCGTTGTTTATGGTATTATCTACTTATAAACAGTACATACCAAAAAGAAACATAGGAGAAATAAAAATGGCAGAAGCAAGCGTATTCAGTGGAGGTGGTCTAACACCAGAACAAGCCAATTTGTTATATACATATCAAGCTAATACTGGTATTGCACCGATGACAGCCGAAAAGGCTGCCTATGCTGGTATCAACAATACTGGAGCACCTTTTCAGACAGAATCGGAAACATACAATCCTACTACTATAACTCCCCAATACTCTGCTGCACAACTAGGTGTGAGAGACTCAGTTAATACATCACTTTCTGATTTACTATCTTCTGCTACTTCTGCCGCTGGTAAAAAAGGCAACCAGACTAACGCCTTTAATACAGGTAACAGTTGGTTAGAGGCTCAAAAAGCACTTAATAAAAGAGCACAACAGAACGAACTAAATCGTAAGGTGGGTGGTCAAGATATTCTATCTATGATTAGTAAAGGACTTCAATCAGGTGGAAGAATGCTTGCTAGTGGAAATGCTGGCTCTTCAAGTGCTGCAGGTGAATTAGCTAAGATTTACTCAAAGATTGGTCAGGGTGAAATGTCTAAAATTGGTAATCAATACGGACTAGCTGATATGGCTATAGGTGAAGACCAAGCAACATTAAATAAACAACAAGACGATTATATGAACGTGGACTTTGCTAACCAAAAAGAAGATATTATCGCTGGTATAGTTGACTCTGCTAGAACTGCCTTAACTGCTCTTAACGAATCACTTGTTGGTGCTTCACTACCTGATAGAATTGCTATCGAGAGTGAAATCGCCAAGATTAAAGGTGCTGCTCAAGGTGAATTAGCTAAGGTTGACCAAATGCTTGTAGCTGGTAGAGATACTGCTAGAGGTGCTATGACGAGTGCTGATGCTAACCGAGCAAAGGCTATTGAGATGATGCAAATGGGACAAGCCCCTGCCTCACAATTTGACTACACTACAACTGCTCCTGTTAACTGGCAAGGAAACCAAGGACCAGCAGGTGGTAATTTACCTATATTTACGTTCCCAAGGAATAAAAGACAGGTAGCGTAAGCCATGGACTTGAATAACATCGGTAGAACAATCGGTGATATATTCGGTTGGAACAAAAAACCAAAATGGGAACCTCAGCCTACTAATAGGGTAGTTCCTCAAGTAGGTGCTAGTGTAAGACAACTGACACCGACTACTAAACCTAAATTAATGGTTAATGATTCTGGTTGGGTTAAAGATGAATGGACTCCACTCAAGAATATTGGTGATTTTACTATCGATACTGGTAAGAATATAGGCAACACTGTTAATAGTATTGCTGCTATACAGAATCGTGATGCTATGAATAGAATGCAGGAAGCCTCTAATAAAAGTGCTCAGAATCTAATGAAAGTAGCTATTAAAAAGGCTGAATCTGGTGAGATAACTTGGGACCAAGTATCTAAAATATCTAAAGACGTTAATAGTAAACTTAGACCAATTAATCAACAGGCAACTAATGTAAATAGAGATGCCGATAGGTTAGTTAATGATGTTAGAAGTTTTGGTAAAGGTGCAACTAATACTGTAGTTAATATGGTTCCTGAACTATCTAGGAACTTGACTAGAAGTGCAGCAGCCACGGCATTATATGTAAATCCAGACGACGAGCTAGCCCAACGTATATTCGCATCTACTGATGTTAAGAATAAGAATCAGGTCTCTAAAGCTGTTGAAGGTTTTACTGGTAAGACTAAGAAAGATTCTGATTTAGGATATGACTTAGGTGCGAGTGGAACTCGTTTAGCTGCTGATATGGCTTTAACAGTTGGAACTGGTGGACTTCTACCAGCTGCTTTACATTTTTCAGAGTTTCAGAGTCAGAACCTAGATAGAGCACTTAGTAAAGATGTGCCATTCCGAGATGCCTATAATAATGCGACTGCTAGTGCCGCTATACAAGCTGCCTTAGAAAAAGTAGGGTTTGATAAATTAAAGACACCATTCGGAAGAAACCTAATCAGCAAGATTATTAGTGGTGGTGCAACTGAAGGAACTCAAGAGGCTGTCCAACAAACTGCTGATAATATGATGGCTAGTATTTACGATAAGGACCAGAAGTGGATTGACGAGAATGTTGGTAAGGCTGGATTAATGGGTTTTCTTACTGGTGGACCTGCTGCTGGAGCCTATGGTTCGGTTAATACTCAGGATACTACTCAAGTTGATACTACCCCACAAACTAATACCCCTACCCCACAAGTAAGTAAGACAGTAGATAAGACTAATCCTTTGAGTTATAAGAGTGCAGACGAGTATGTTAAGGCACAGGGTAAACCTCTTTATCACGGGACTAGGGACACCAAGATGACCAAGTTTGACCCTAACTATGATTACGAACTACATAATACTAACGATGCGGTTGGTCAAGTAAGAGATTATGAAACACCTTATGGTAGAGTATTTCTTACTAACGATATAAATGAGGGCAAGGCGTATGGACAGAATATGCTTGAGACTTACTTCAAAGACAAACCTAGAGTAAAGACTATAAAAACTGGCGATAAAGCACCAAGTCGTTATTTTGATGACGAATATAACTACGGTAAACTCGCAGACATTGTGGAAAATGAACCATTTGATGCTATACGGTTAGTTGATAATAATGGCAAATCAACTACTCTAACATTCCCAGAATTGCTGAAAACGAAACAACAATTAGTAGAAGAATGGAATACTGCACACGCTCTCGCCCCACAAGTAAGTAAGACAAAACCAGAAGTCTCTTTGAAACCAGAAACTAAACCTAAAGTAGATATAAAACAACCAGTTCTATCTCCAGAAGTTGATGTCGACAGCGAACTTAATAATCTAATCTATGGTGATGCTAAGGTAGATTATGATGTCAGCAAAGCAGGTCAAGCAGTTGAAAGATACTCAGTTGGTAATCTTACTAGGAAACTAACTAAACCGATTGAAAGAGGTATAAACTTTCTTATCGAATCATCTCTAAAATCTGGTAATAGATTACTCAGAGCCCCAGGTGTTGCTCTTAACTCGATTACACGTCAACTAGGACAGACAGACGCAGAGTTAAGGAACGCTGCTGCTTATCACGGAACTCAGAAGATGGGTGATATTATGGCTCGTACAATCGCCCAAGAAGGTAAGAAGTTCTATACTGATGGTTCTAGACAAGACGCTGTTCATAGTTTATTAGACCCAGAACTCTACAAGAAGATGGGCGTTGAAGTAAAAGACTATACTCAAGCCGAGATAGACCACGCTACTAAACTAAGGAAGATACTAGACCTAACCCACGAAGGTCAACATAACTTAGGTTTTCTAGATGATGTCGCCTACGAAGAGAATAAAGGCACTTATATGCCTAGAAGTTTTGATGACTTCTTTGATGACGATATGGTTAAACAGATAGGTAAAGACTCTGGATTAGAACTTAACATCTTCAAGAGGAAGAAAGACCTATCGAAGTTCAAAGATGAATTAGTCGCTAAAGCCACTACTGACCCCGACTTCTTAGTTGCTCTAAGAGTTCAACAATATGAGAGAAATAAAGCTGTTAAACAATACACAGATTTCCTAGCTAAAGACGCTATAGATGAACCACGCTCAGGATATGTAAAGGTTCCAGAGAGTAAAGCCTACGCTGGTATCGCTGGTAAGTATGTCGTTAAAGAGCAATTAGAGAACTTACAAGGATTTATCTACGAGACAACAGTTGCACAACACTCAATGGCTCTACTTAATATGTATGACAGACTACCACTCCGTAGAGGTCGCAAGATGATGCTTACTGTCATGAACCCAGGTGTTCGTCTAGGAAACAGAACTTTTAACTACTTAGTCACTTCATTAAATGGAATTAACCCAATTACCTTTACAAAGAACTATGTAAGGGGTCGTAAGATGATTAAATCTACTTCGCCTGAATATCGTGAAGCTGTTGAACAGGGTATATTCGGTTCTAACTTCGTCGAGAAAGAACTCTACCGCACTAAAGGTATAGATGATGCTGGTGGAAACTGGTTCCAGAAGGGTAAGAAGGTATTAACCGAATCTTACCAGGCAGTAGATGATGAGGCTAAAATGGCAGCTTATCTTACATTAAGAGAAAGAGGATTAAGTCCACAAGAGTCTTCTTATAGGACTGCTCGTATGCTTCAGAACTATGATATGGTTGGTAAATCATTTGATATAGGTGCTAAAGTTCCTGTCTTTGGTAAACCATTCGGTAGGTTCAGCTCAGAACTTATCAGGACTGGTATGAACACAGCCATAGACAACCCAGCAAGAGCTGCAGGTATGATAGGTGCTTGGGTAGTATTAACTGCTGCTATGAGTAAACTATCAGGTGAAGACGAAGAGGACCGAAAGACTCGTGAGGGTCGTGTCGGGGCTCCTAGACTACCATTTACGGATATTAGTTTAGAGATGCAAACGCCTTGGGGTGCTATCAACGGTTCTCGTTTAATGGGTGTATCTACTTACAATAATCTTACTGGCGGAAGTGATGAGATGGATAGATTAACTCCTTTTGAGATGCCGATAGTAAATGACCAAGAAACAGGTAAACCTACTTTTAATAGCAAAGGCTTTGCGTCAGACCCAATGATAGGTCCACTGCTATCGTTAGGAACAGACCAAGACTTTAGAGGTAAGAGTATTGCCGACCCAGAGAACAAAGGACAATTCACTGAACCACTATCTGAAGCTGAAAAGACTAGAAATAGATTGAACTACCTTAGAATGTCATATCTTCCACTATCTAATGAGATAGATATAGCCCAAGCTGGTGCCACTGGTAATGAAACCTACTATGGAAAGAAACTAAATCCTGGACAAGCAGCTGCTCGTATAGCTGGTATTAAAGTCGAACAGTTCGGTAAGAAAGAAGCCCAAGATGCTAGAGATACTAACGCCTTTTTTGAGGAAAAGAAATACCTAGACTCCGTAGCCGCTACACTACCAGCTAAAGAAGCTGAAGCCTACAAGCGATTAACTGGTTATTATAAACTGCGTGAGAAAGTGCCTAATGAATTCGATAAGGACTCTGAACGCTACAAGAAAGCACCTATCTATAACTTCCCAGAAGATAAATGGAAAGAATACACCAACAACCCAGACCTCTACAATCTAGTTGCCGAGAAGAAAAGACTAGATAATGAACGTCAAGGTAGTCCAATCCAACCAGAGTTTGATAATAGATTAAGTCAAGAGTTTAGGAACCAGATAGTGGCTAATAAGTCTATGGCTCCTGGTGATGACGTAGAGGCTGATGAGAGAATGTACACTTCTTCCGAGTGGGACACCTACCAGAAATTAAAGAAAGAATATGATACAGCTGCTAAAAAGTATTACCCTGCTAAAGACGGTGAGTTCGTAGATGAAATGGTTAAACATAAAACCGCTGAGTTCCCTACTAAAGGTCCTGCTAAACAAGCCTATGATGATGCCTATACTGCCTTTGTTGAGGGTAAGGGTCCTAAACCTGTTTATAACGATGCTGTTAATACCGACAAAGAGAAGTATAGCGAAGATAAGAGAATATGGACTAACACTGAACGTAAGGCTAGAGGGCTACCACCTATTTCTAAAGAGATGTGGGATAATGTCACTTTCGGCTATACGTCAGACGAAGAAAAGGTCTATAAAGAACTAAAGTATGGTAAGGGATTTGGTGGCTATGGCGGTGGAGGTAGTAAGAAAACTTCGTTTAAGGTCCCATTATCGGCTGGTGGAACTATATCTAAAGCAAAGGTATCTAGCAAGAAAACTACTCCATTTAAGATAAGTTATGCGAAAGTAAGTAAACCTACTGTTAAAATGACAAAGAGTAAAGTATAATAAAGAAAACAAGGAAAAACAAACATGGATTTTGACTCAATTTTCTCGGCATTCTACACCCTCTACAGGGCTGAAAAGGATACCCCACTATCAACAGATGACGAGTTTACTATTGGAATGAGGTTTGCTAACGAGGCTCTATCTCGTTGGGCTAGTTATGACGGAACTTTTTGGAAAGAACTATTCGATACCTGCCTAAGTGATGGCACTGGAGACCACCTGGTTATTACTGGTGTCACAGATTATGATGCCCCAGTAAACTTCAAACTAGCTGGTGGCTCAGTAAGGATAAAAGATAGTAATAATAACACAGTCCGACACTACCCTATAGTAGAACCACAAGACGTTCAGTTTAACGGTGATGATAGCACGATAGCCTACTTTACTAGGAACCCAACCTTTTATAGTGCAGGGACTGTTTCACAGTCTGATACAACTATTACAGGTGTTGCTACGACATTCACATCAGCTATGGTAGGAAAACAAATTGTCTTCCATACTGGTGAGTCGGCTACTATTACTGCCTTTGTTAGTCCTACTGAATTGACAGCTAGTGTATCACAGACAGTTGCTTCTACTACTTATAGGATACTATCTAATGGGTATCTACTTCACTTAAACCCAGCTCCTGACAGTTCAATTAACGGTATGAGTATTGATTACGACTACTACAAGAAACCTACAGAATATACTGCTGGAGACACAATCTCTGAGATACCTAACCCTTACTTTATAGTCCACAGAATGCTCGGTAACAGGTTTAGGGCTTCTCGCAACCCTTACTATAAGTCTGCTATTGATGATGCTGAAGAGGCACTAAAGATTATGCAACTAGAGAATAACTCAGGTTCATGGGCTAATCCATGGCAGGTAGTTGACAACTCTGGAAGCGAGTGGGGTAGGTAATCCCCATGCCAGCACCAGGTAAAAGCCCACTACCACAGAACTTCCCAACACCAAGTTATCTTACATTGACTAACTGGAAAAGAGGGGTTATTTCTCTTATTGATAAGTCGAGGCTCCCTAAAGACGCTCTAGACGAAGCAGAGAACGTCTTATTAGTAGAAGATGGACAACCAGCTCCTAGATGGGGTGTTAATTATATTGGAACTGCTCCTAGTGCTAGTGAGATAGATGGATTTGATTACTTTGACCTAGCAGGTGCTATTCACTTAGTAGTAGCGGCTGGTGGAACTATCTACCGTTCATTAGATGATGGACAGAGTTGGACTGCTTGTACTGGTGCTACTTATACAGCTGGTAATAAAGTAAATATGAATCAATACAACTCTAACCTTTACATTACTAATGGAGTTGATAATATTATCCTTTATGACGGAACTACAGTTCTAAATCAATACGGACCTTTAACTAAACCAGATGCTCCTACAGTTGCCGAAGTTGGAACTCTAGGTGGAAGTGGATACATCTACTACTATAAGATTGCTAGAGTAAATGACATAGGATACTCAGTTGCGTCAGAAGTTGGTGCTGTATCAGTTCAAACTAATCTAGCTAGGTCAGACTGGACTACAACTAATTATGCCTCAGTAACAACACCTGTATCAGTAGCGACTCAAACTAGGTGGGATATCTATATGAGTGAAGACAATATAAACTTCTACTACTTGGACTCTGTGGCTTCAGGAACTGTAGGCACTACTGTAGTCTATTCTGATTTTGGAACAGCTAGTGTAGTTCCATCTACTGTAGCCCCTACAGACTCAACTGCTGAAGGTCCACTTGTAAAAGAACTTGTTAACGTAGGTTCTCGTATGTATGGCGTAGGAGACACTGCAAACCCCTACAGGATATGGTTTACATCAGGCTCGGCTCCTTATGGTGCCTTTGCTCCAGGTGCTGGTGGTGGCTATCTAGAGTGGCAACCAGGTGGTAAATACCGACCTATACACGTTGAAGACTACCGAGATGGTAAAGGAACCCCAGTATCTACTGTATGGATGGATAGTGCTGATGGACAAGGTTCTATCATTCAAATGACTCTATCCGATATTGAGATAAGTGGATTTACTACGACTATACCTTCAGCTTATAAACTTCCAGGTTCTAGAGGTACTCCTTCTAGTGGTTCAGTCGTAAACGTCTTAAATGATTACTTCTTCTATAACTCTCAGGCTATTTATAATCTAGGTACAAGAGCACAGTTCCTAAACTTGCTTTCAACTGACGAGGCAAGTGCTAATATACGACCTAACGTAAAACAGATAACTGCTAGTGCTGAAACTGGTATTGCCTCAGTCTACTTCGATGCTAAGGTATTGTTCTCAGTTCCTAGAGGCTCTACAACTAATAACTATACTATGGTGTTTGATACTGAAAGAAAGGCTTGGCTACCTTCCGCCTTTACGATTGGATTTAAGAAGTTCCTACGCTACACGACTACAAATAAAGTCCAGAAACTACTAGCTATCCGACCAGGAGATGTTCAATTAAGTGAGATTAGTTCTGGTATTCAGGGAGACTACGGTGTTCCATTTACTACTTCAGTCACTACTGGGCTTTATCCAACCACTAAGAATAGGGCAGAGTTCCAATTCACAGAACAAGCAGAGATAGAACTCTCACAACCTCAAGGAAGTATAAACGTAGAACTTCTAGGTACGGAACGCTCAAAAGGATTTAAGTCCAATAAGTCTGCTACTATCGCACCAAAGACTACACCTTACGGTTGGGACTCACTAATGTGGGATACGACTATGTGGGATGATACGACTAATGTTGGCGATACTTTCTCAGAGTCTTCTACTTGGAGATACTTCACAGTCCAAAAAGAACTAAGGAATGTCCAATGGCGAATTACGACTACTTCATTAGATGCTTACTATATCCTAAGAACACTTCAAACTTGGGGAACTGACACTCAGAGCGGATTCCCACGACAGGAAAGATTAAATTAGGCGAATATATGTTAAACTATAAACAAAGACAAGGAAAATAAACAATGGCAACAAACGTCTCAACAGTAGTATCACACTTCCCAGAAGCACAGAATGGCTTTACCACCACTTTGGCTTCTACGATTTCAGCTAGTGCAACAACAGTACCTTTGAACTCAGTAGCAGGCTATACCAATGGTAGAGCAGCAGTATTTATTGTTGACCCAACTGACGCAGTTAAGAAGCAAGTATTTACAGGCATTATTGATACCGCTGGTGTTCAAGTAACAGGTGTTAAATGGACTTCAGGTACAGACCAGACACATACTGGTGGTGCTACAGTAGTTGATTACACGACTGCTACTCATAACAATATGATTACAAAGGGACTTAAAGTAGAACACAAAGATACAGGTGCTCACTCAGATATACACGCTGACTCTATCGAAGCAACCACCGCCACCATTACTAACGCTATAGTAACTAACCTAACAGTAGGTGGACAAACCCCATCTCCTGACTGGACAACCATAGCTACTGCTCCTAACCACGTTACTTACAATGGTCAAAGGTCTTACTCGCTTGTTTTTGATGACGTAGATTACACCAACATCCTCTCCCCAGGACAAAGACTTAAAACTACTCGCACAGTCGCAGCCCCAACCCAATGTACTTCACTAAACGGTACAACACAGTATTATAAAAAAGCAACACCTAATAAATTAACTTTTACTACCGTGTTCACGGTATCGGCTTGGGTTAAACTATCTTCTTATGCGGCTGGTGGAGTTATAGCCCGCAGAAATGCCACGACAGAAGGCTGGTCGTTACTGGTAGATGCCAATGGAACAGTAGCCCTACGGGGTCTAAAAACTGCTGGTAATAATAAGGTTATAACATCCTACCAATCCTTGCCACTTAATAAATGGGTACACATTGCTGCAACTCTAGATATGTCGGCAGCCGATACAGCTGCTCAAAAGATTTGGATTGATGGCATAGAAGTACCGAGGGCATATGTTCTAACAGGTACAGCAACAACATTAGTACAGGGTACTACTGACCTAACGATTGGCTGTCTATTACATGACTATTCAAATCCATTCCCTGGTAAAATTGCTCAAGCGGCTGTATTTGATGCAGCACTAAGCGAGGCAACAATACGTTCACAAATGTCGCAAGGACTTGCGGGTACAGAAACTAATTTACTCTCGGCTTACTCGTTTAACAATGCAATAACAGACCTTAATACAACCACACCTAACGACCTTACGGCTGTTGGAAGTGCCGTAGCTACAAACGCAGACTCACCATTCGGCACACAAGCCAGTGGTTTAATCAGTTCTACATTAGATTACGGTATCGTTCAAAGTGCTGCCTTTTCAGTCAACACCACAGTCGTAGTTCAAGTCCCAGAGGGTTGTACTATCCCTACAAGTGGAGGAGTTAGTGCTGTAAGTTATTCAGGGTTGAAAGCACCTTATGGATTCCCACTACAAGAGAATAGATGGACTGTAGAATCTATATCTAGGGTATCAGGTACAGTCTCTACACCTACTGCCACCACTTGGTATAACCTTACACCTACATCGGGAACGTATGGTGGAATGGTTATAACAGTTCCGATTGGTAACTGGAAGACAGAATATAGTTCTGCTATAAAATGTATTAACAATACAAACTACCCAGAAATATACGCTACAATTAGTACCGCCAATAACACTGAATCAGATACAGAATTAACAACATACTACAAAGCACAGGGTACAAGCGCTGGTTCTATGGCTATTACATTGTATAAATCTAAGACAGTGAATTACGCTGCTCAAGCATCATATTACTTTAATGTAAAAACTGGAGTAGCATCATCGGCATCAATCACGATTTCTGGAGACCTAGTACCGACTATTATAGCTATTAAGAACGCTCTCCTATAAGGAACTATGATGGAGACTTCAGGAATGCAAGCACAGGAAGTAGCAATAATAATCGGTTCTGTTGCTGCCCTAGTAGGTGCTGTAGCTGGTATATTTATGAAATGGCTGAATACTATTACTAAGGCAGACCGAGAAGAACGTATATGTACGTCTAAATTAAACGCAGAAGCCCTGAAGATGTTATCAGATAACCTAAAAGATAATACTGAATCTAACCGTAGAATAGCAAAAGAAGCAAAAGAACGCAACGGACACCTAGCTGAACTGATGATACAAGCACAGAATACGGCAGTTAGTGTTGCAGATAGAAATTATAAAGCCTATAAAGAGATGAACGGACAACACGTTAAGATGCAAGAAGTAGATAAACAACATATAAAGGAGGTTGTATGAGTAAACCACGTAAAGGATGTAAGTAATGGGATGGATACAAAATAGAGACGCAAATTGGCGAGTACCATACACAGGTGGTTGGTGCTTAAAATACGTTCAAGACGCCTTTGGAACAGACCACCCTTATCCACACGCAACTGCGGCATGGCAAGCAAACTACGGTGGTAAGAACCACGCAGAAGCACCACCTAAAGGAAAGACTGTTGCTGTTTACTTCTCACTAGGCAATGAACCTATGGGACACGTTGCTATTTCATTAGATGACGGAATGGTAGCATCTTCTACACAGGGCGGTGTTCACCCACAAGGATACATTCATCCTAATCTAAATGATATTGTCGCTGTATATGGTAAGTATAACGGTGGCTGTAAATACTTAGGTTGGAGTGAATACTGTGGAACTGTTAAGACTCTTATATGGGAAGATGTTGTCTCAGAGACGAAGGTTACACCTATTCTAAGAGACACGATTAAACAGGCAGACCCTACACTAGAAGTCGGCAAGACTAACGTCGTAGAGGGTAAAGACGGTGAACGCAAAATAGTTTACACAGTTACCAAACACGACGGAGTAGAAGTCAAACGAGTAGTCGCATCTGACGTTACTAAACCACCCGTATCAACGATTATCAATGAGGGCAGTAAATTACCACCAGAACCTCCTGTAGAGCCACCTAAGCCCGTAGAACCGCCCAAAGAAACATTATGGGACTTTATAGTCAAACTGTTCATTAAACTAAAGGACTGGCTCTCAAGCTGGCGAAAGGTATAATATGCAAAACAGATTTAAATCAAAAGTATTGTGGGCTTCTATAGTCGCTCAGATAGTAACACTATTATTAACTCTAGGTTTTATCGACACAGGTCTAGGTGCACAAGTTAATGGTGTTGTAGCCGTAGCGTTGCAGTTGCTAGTAGCAGTAGGCGTTTTAAACGACCCTACCAGTGCTAACAAATTTTAGTATTGACAACCCATATCGGTTGTGGTATATTTGACTTTATAAAAAAGGAATACTTATGGACATACACAACCCAGAACAGTATCCAGGTTCACTATTAATGGACGAACTATCTCGCCTAGAAACTGAATATCCTGAGTACAGGGACAAAGCAAACTATACAGGTATCTGCTCGATTATATCGCAGGAAATCGCAGCAAGAGCCATACACGAGTCTATTAAAGGACTCAAACAACAGAACGAACTAGCTGAGTTCACTGTGGAACAATTAGAGAAACTAGCTAAGGTCGCAAAGACTAACTCTCGCTGGGAAGAAGTCCGACGTATCGGTAGAGAACTAAGCCGACGAATAGAGGCAGGTGAATAATGATTACGGGGTTGGAATACCCCACTGACCGCAAGACAGGCATGCCCGTAGACTTTAGAGACCTCAACTTAGACTCAAGGTTGAACACCGCACAACCACGCAATTTCAATAGACACCATGAGTTTTGGACTCGCAGAGCCTACAAGCAAGTGGGCTCTTTTGTTATTATGCAGACACTTAGGAATATAGAGACCCACGTTCCACACATGCTCTTAGACATGCACGAACAACTACATCATGAATACGACCCACCAAAGATGCCTACACCATTACAGGCAATCACTGAGATTGAAAGGGCAAAAGATGCAGGAGAGGTATTAACAGAATATAGAGGGGGGATATACGTTTGTAGAGCAATCGGGGACGACGTTTTGAGACAATGTATAGCTAATTACGACCAATTAAAAAAATAGGGGGACAAAGTGGGAATTACAATACCAAAAGAACAATTAGAGACTACTGTCGTGTTCGGAGACGTTCACGGTGTTTACTATGATAAGAAGAGTTGGCAGATACTCTTACAGATAATAGATGACATCAAACCTAATAGGGTAATTATTAACGGTGACTTTATGGACTGCTATTCAATCAGTTCATTCATAAAAGACCCGAACCGAGGGTTTGACATCCAAGAAGAGTTCAACCAAGCCAATATGCTATTAGATGAACTACAACATATCTTTAAGGGCGAGACTATCTATGTAGCTGGTAACCACGAGAACCGCTTGAAGAAGAAACTATGGGGTGAGTATCAAGACTTCGCTTCAATGCCAGAACTAACGATAGAGGGTAAACTCTGCTTAGACGAACGCAAGATTAAGTATATCCAACCTAAAGGTAGAGACGCTTATTATCAACTAGGCAAGATAAAGGTAGGACACTTTAATAAGGCTTCACAGCACTCAGGATACACCGAGAAGTCATTAGTAGATAAATACTCGTGTTCTGTCATACAAGGGCATACACACCGTCTAGGAGAGCATTTTAAGACATTAGGTGATGACACTATCGTAGGCGTAGGAAGTGGCTGTTTGTGCGACCTTAGTCCAGAATACGTTTGCGACCCCAACTGGCAGGCGGGCTTCGTAGTAGTCACTAAGATTAAAGGTAAGAACCGATACCATATTCAATCAGTGCCTATTGTCAAGCACGAGACACTATTTAACGGAAAGATTTACTCAGTATGAACGACTGGATATTAAACTTTACATATAAACTAGAGTTCGTGTTTAGGGTTCTATTTACGAGAGCACCGATGATAGTCTATTGTCGGCATAAAGGTTTCAAAGCAGGTGATGTAATATATTTTGGTAGTGAACTTAAAGCAACAGTAAGGAGAATAAGGAAGTGAAAAACTGGGAGTGGAAGTGTGTAGTGGCGTTTGGGTTGTTAGTGGTTATACTAGTCGTATCAGCCTATGGACTATTATTGTATCAGTTCTTTACAGGAGGTAGACCATGAACGCACAGCAACGTAAGGAACGACCAGTCTTTTCAGGTGTAATAAAATACTTCCCAGATGCTATCTTAGCTGTTGCTAACGTGTCTTGGATAGGCAACGAACAACACAATAAGGGCGAACCTCTACACTGGGCTAGAGAGAAATCATCAGACCAATTAGATGCTGCTGCCCGACACCTAACTAATTATGCCAAAGGTGATATATTAGATGAAGATGGTGGCTACCACTTGGCTAAGGCGGCATGGCGGATACTTGCACAATTACAGCTAGATATAGAAGACCAAGATGGAAAGGGATAACCTAGTCTTTGAGCCATCAGAGCGCCTTGTAGAGCGTTACAACGTCTTACAGGATAGTTTAGAACTACCTCACGGCGAATCAAGAATGAACGATATTAAACGAGAACTATCTCATGTTGCGTTTGAAATATATCGCAGAGTAGAAGACGGTGAATTAGAATTGGAGGTATTAGAATGAAACCTAAGGTATACTCGGTGGATATTGACGGCACGTTGACAAAGACTTCTGCTTGGACAGAAGAAGAGTGTCTAACGGTAGAACCACGACCCGATGTAATAGCGAGAGTCAATGAGTTATATGGTAAGAACTTCATAATCATCCACACCGCTCGCAGACACGAACTATATCACAACACTATTTTATGGCTCAAAACCCATAATGTAAGGTATCACGCTATCTGTATGGAGAAGATGCCATCAGATATAATCTTAGACCTCGACGCAGTCAATAGACTAGAAGACCTGTAGCCGTTATAATAGAGATAACTTAAACAGGAGAACCCCATGGAACATGAAGGCAAATTAGTAAGTTCATGGGAGATGCTCCACAAGGACAATGAAGGTGAAGGACACGTTACCACCTTACACAAATACGAATATGATGAAGAAGTAGACGAAAAGAGATTTCTCTCTCAAGCTGCACCAACTAAAATAACATCAACTAGGACTCGCCCATATAAAGGTGAGTCTTTATTGTTAGCTGATATACCTGACATACACTACGGCTTCAGGAGACTACCAGACGGCACTCTACAACCCACGCATCAACCAGAAGTAATGGATGTCTCTCTACAGATAATCAAAGACCAACAGCCAGGACTCATCATCTTAGGTGGCGATATACTCGACGCCCCTAATATCGGTAAGTATGAGATGGACTCTAATCATTTCGTAGATACCCTACAACTCTCAATAGATGGGCTACACAAGTATCTAGCTAGACTTCGTGCAGACAACCCCAATGCTCGCATAATCGATACAAAGGGAAATCACGATGAAAGGTTTGAGAAGTATGTTATCCGCAACGCCAAGTCCCTATTCGGTATCAAGCCTGCTAATATGCCGTCAAGTTGGGCGACTAACTCACTACCTTTCCTACTAAGGTTTGACGACCTAGAGATTGAGCAAGAAGCTGGACCAGTAAAGATAAACGACAGACTTATTACGATGCACGGAGAGTTCGCAGGTGGTGCTGTGGCTAAGTATCTAGGTAGATATGCTTGTTCAGTTATGTTCCACCACGACCACCGTAGAGGTTATGGCAGGAGAGTATTCCCAGACGGTAAAGCGATTGAAGCGTTCTCATTTGGTTGTCAAGCTGATGTAACAGGTTCAGTTCCAAGTTATCATAATAAAGTAGATGACAGAGGCAACACAGTTAAGAGATATGAAGCGTGGGATAACGGGCTAGGCTTAGTTGAATATAACGCAGGCGATAAACCATTTAGAGTCATACCTATACCTGTAGAGCAACAAGACGGATTTGAGGCATCATATAATGATAGGGTTTATATGGCTAGGCAAGATGTTACTGATGCTCTACAAAATGGTGTATAATCTGATAGGCACGTTCCTCGTGGTCGTACGCAGTGAGGGCGTGCTATTTATGAGACTCTAAGATTTTGGAAAGAGATTTTCTACTCTCTTCGTTCCAGAAATTAGGGTCTTTATATTTTGATTTCTTTTTATTCTTTCGGATTTCTTGAAACTTCTTCTCATAAGGAGACTCAAACTCTTTTTCTATCATCTTCCGCCATTTACGAATCTTGGCTTTATCGGCTTCGCTCATAGCCGTGTCTCTAGCATAGTCTTGATTTCCTCTTGAGTCATAGGCTTATCAATGATTGAACCACCGACTGTAATAGCTAGACTCGCTACTGAGAAAGCATTTCTAATAACTTCTACAGTTACTATAGTAGGGTCAACTATTCCACTAGCTAGTAATTGGACAGTTTCGCCAGTCGTAACGTCTATTCCTTCATCTATTTGTAATTTCTTCAATATTCGTGGATTATAGCCTGAATTATTCAATAAAGTCTCACTCGGCTTGCGTAGAGCCTCTCTAACGGCTTTTACAACTTTAGTAGTGTTTGTACTCATTTGAGACCTAGATGCGTTGTAGAGCGTCATACCAGCCCCACAGACGATTCCACCTTTTAGAGCCGCTCGTGTGGCAGCTACAGCATCATCTATACGGTATTTCTTTTCTTCAGCTTCAGTTTCAGTAATTCCACCAACTTTGATTGAACCAACTTTACCAGAAAGTGCCGACATTCGTTTCTGTAGAACGTCTGACGGTTTCTTTTTATTTTGAGCAGTCAAGTCTTTTAATCGTTTAGAACTATCGCCAGCCCCACCAAATATGATAGTCTCGGTTTCGGTAACGACAACTTTCTTAGCAGAACCAACTATCTCGACGGTTGGAAACTCAGTGAACTTCTCGTAGACTGTTGCTCCAGTAACTGAAGCCATGTCAGCTGCGTATTCAATTCCAAAGGTATTCTTAATAACTACTGCTCGAATCTGGTTCTTAATCTTATTATAGATAAGTGATGCTAGTAGGTCATTATCGATAGACTCAGTGATAAATACTAAGTCTCTTTTATTAGATTGGACTAGATTACCCAATAACTCGTCATAAGTCTGCATAGAGTCCATCTTACCGTTCACTATTATTATTGTAGGATTGTCAATCACACACTCTCGGCTGGTCGGATTAGTGATGAAATGCTCAGAAGCATACCCGTTAGGAAGTAAATATCCCTCCACGAGTTCAGCAGTAGTCTCATTGATTGCTTGGGTCTCTACGTTAATAGCACCTTCATACCCAGTTCCAACTACGAGTTCAGTCACAATCTTAGCTAGTTCTGGGTCAGCTACAGAGATGTTAGCGACATCAAAGACATCATCAAAAGTGCGATTAATCTTTGTGCTACCCTGTTCAACGAACTCAACCAATCCATCTACTAGAGAGTCTAGTTCTCTTTTAATCATCATAGGGTTCATACCCCTGTCGATAAGTTTATAAAGACCTTTAATAAGGTGAAAAGTCAAGACCGTAACAGTAGTAGTTCCGTCACCAACCTTATCCATCTCTTTAGAAGCCTCTTTAATTAAATCAATGCCTAGTTGAATAGCAGGGTTATCATCTTTGATTGCTTTAGCGACAGTAACACCATCGTGGGTGACCGAGAAACGACCAAGTTTATCTTTAATAAGGATATTCCTACCCTTTGGTCCCATAGTAGTACTGACGGCATCATAAAGTATTTCAATACCTTTTAGTAAGTTGGCTCTAGTCTCTTGGTTTTTTTGTATCATTCTAGTCCCCCGATTACATCTGTGTATAGTTGTTTATTAGTTATAATGCGTTTAATCATAATGTTGTTGTAGCGTTCTGGATATTTCTTAATGAACCACTCCATGAACCAAGCTGGGTCCTGATGTGCACTTTCTGTCTTAAAGGTATGACAGCCTGAACATAGGGTTATACCGTTATCTAGGTCCCATCTGATGTTGCGGTTGCGTCTACCTATTACGTGGTGGGCATTCAAGTATTGACTATTGCCACATACCTGACATACCTCATCACGTTCTCTTATCTTCTGGCTCCACAGTTTGTCTAACTTTTTTATTTCCAGCTTTATCACGATTTAGTTCCCTTATAACACGAGATAAGTATTTCTCTTGTTCTCGTTGTCTTTCAAGTGCTTTTAGTATTCGTTGATGTTGTTTTTCTATTAGCCGTTTTAGTAGCCATATTATGTGTTTCATAACACCATTATACTACTATCACCGCATCATCCTCTCCGTATTAGCCGATTTCAGACAACTCGCCAAGTAAATAGCCAGTCCATCATATCTGTTATACTCGTTCTTTATCTGGTCAAGGCGTAGTTTAGAGATAGCTACGGCATTGGCTTGAACTCGTGTCATTTCTACAGCAGCCTTCTCGGCAGCACTAGGTGATTTACCTAGAGCCAACTGTTCAATGTAGAGTTTCTCACGGGCGTTAGCATACTCTTCAGATAGTTTAATCTGTAGGTCGATGTAGTCGTTCATGTAGATGAAAAGGCGGTTACAGTGAATACGAATATCACCCATCAGGCGTTCCATTACTACTGGATTAGGGTCAGTCCTGTCTAACTTCATCAGCTCAACGTGAGACTTCTGTAATCTCTCTAGTAATTTAACGTAGGTTTGGTCTTCTAATGGGTTAATACGACCAGCAAATGTCTTCTCTGGTTTATGACCTGGTAGGACTTCTACAAATCCGTCATCCATGACTACTCTCCGAAGGGTATACTAGCTAAGTCAATTCCACCATCAGATACTTCAGGTGCTTTTACCATTACTGAGTAATCATTATAGGTTCGTTTAGTCTTTGGATTTTCTACCTTACCAAGAAAAGCAATCTTGACTCGGCTACCGACTTCTACTTCACTCATCTTATTATCTAGAACGGCTGAACCCCAAGCACCAAATACTGTGCCGTCGTCAGTTTTAACATTGTAGATACTTGAGTGATTATCACCAATATCGTGTTTAGCACCCAAGTATGAACCGATAAGTGGTCCAGTTGTCTTGTCCCAAGTTTCGCTGTTAGTTCCAGCGTTGATTTCTGTTGCATCTTTCCATTCGTCTGCCATTATTTTGTCCCTTTCTTTGCCTTTTTAGGCTTAATTTTACATATACGGTCTAATTCTATTTCAGTTAATGCGACTACTGCGTCCTGTAGATTAGCTATCTGGTCCATGTGGACACTGACTTGCCATTCCAGCTCGTCTACTCGTTCTTCTAATTCACTCTTTCGTCTGAACATCTTGTACCTCCTTTATTTCACAACATTTATCTCCCTCTTTAAAAGAACAATACTGCATGGTGGACTTCCAGAGAGGATGTCCTTCATGGCATATACACTGAGGAGGAGTCTTTGCTTCCCATGCAGTATTCAATATATTCAATCTGTCATCCACCTCACGCAGAAGACTCTCGTTCACTTCGGTCTTATAAGTAGCAATTCGCCCATCCAATGTAATGTAAACGTAGGTAATGAAATCTACTGGTTTACCTATCTCTCTAAGTAGTTTGACATAGCAGTGATTTTGAAGTTCGTGGTTCAAGTAAGGCTTAGAGTCCTTTATATGAAAGCGACTATCACCTTTTTTCTTATAGGCAAAGGCAAAGTCATGGACACTCTTAATCTCAAAGATAGTCTTTTCTTTTTCCGAGTAGTTGTCATACTCACCTGTCATATCCATTTCCTCGCTGTATAAACGGATATTACTTTTAACGTCTGGATAAAGGGCTTCAATAAAAGGTCGGATAGCCTCTTCCATAAGGTGTCCAGCTTTCCAGCGTAGCATCTTACCAGCCCCAGCAACGTCAGTAGGTTTAATACCTAGACGCTTCATATAATGTGCTTTTGGGCAATCTGCGATACTAGAAGCGTGCCAACACTCGAATATTCGGTCTTCGTTAGCCTTTCTAATCTCGTTATAAAGTCCTGATGCTAGTTCATCCATGTCAAAGGATTCCAAGTTCTAGTTTTCTTAACTACTTTTTTACGTTTACTCACTGAACCACCTTTAGCACCAGCAGTTCTAGCTAGTTCTCGGTTAGCATAAAATCCACCTGTTGTTCCCTTTTTTCCGCCAATAGAACCAATCTTCTTATAGAAGTCTGGGTCCTTAGCTAAGTTAATAGCCCTCACTTTTAGTCCACCTGCCCTAGTTCCACTCATTTCTTTTCCTTTCTAATTTTCATACTTATTACTTTTAATACATCTTCTTCATCTAAGCCATACTGAAAAGCCATCAGCTTGGCGATGTTCTTATTGTATTCCTCTAATAAAGGTTTAATCACCTTGTAAAGGATAGCCTTCTGCTCTTTATTGTAAGTTGTGCCCATCTTATTCCTTCCGAATTAATGTCTCTATGAGCCATTATAACATGCCATAATGGTTAGTGTCAAGCGTAGATGTCTTGCCAACCCTGCTCTGTAGATAACTTATGTCCAGTCACCACCTGATACTCTTCTGAAATCTTCATATTATCCCATAAGAACTCTATTATCCTATCGTGGAAATCAAGTCTTGTGTTCCTAGTCTTCAGGACTTTTACAAAGAACTTCTCATGGTCAAAGACATTCTCTAGGTTCTTCCTACTTGTAATAATAACAACATCAGCATCATATCCGAGAGCGGCTGTTCCCATTAACTCTTCTACTTCAGTATCAAACCACTTTCTTTTATCTGTTGTGCCTGACTTCCTAAGCGAAACAATTACCACTATACAGACGTTATATTTAAGAGCCACTCGCTTAACTACCTGAGACATCTTAGCGACTTCTTTCTCGGTCATTCCTCTACCTAAGTATTGTAAGTAATCAATAAAAATAACCTCACAACCATTGTCCTCTACGGACTTCTTTACTAGAGGTTCTATGTCGTTATACTCTAGGTTGAAACTCTCTTGAACTGAGAAATCCAACTCGTTAGATAGTCTATCGGCAGGTAAGTTAGTAATCGCCATAACTCTCTTCCAAACCTGCTTACGAGTCATCTCAAGTGAGATATAAAGCACGTTAGTCATATCCTTAGCCACGTTGAGGGCTATATTGAGTGCCAACATACTCTTACCATTAGAGGTCTCACCACCTATCAAAACAACTGAGCCAGCTTCTAATCCACCCATTTTAGCGTCTAGCGAGGTATAGCCTGTGCTTAGTCCTAGAAACTTACCTTTTTCTGTCTCGGCTACTTCCAGTTCACTGAGAGCCTCTGAGATGTGTATAATGCCGTCTTTGGGTGCTTTATCTACCTTAGCAACTCTATCTGATACAACATCTAATGCCTCAAGTGCTTGGTCATCATCTAACTGCGACGTTAAATCAGTTACTCTTTTTAACAGATAGTCCACGTTTATTACCCCACTTTTTTAGATTGATTAGTCGTTCCATTAAAGAGTTAAAATAGTCCTTCTCTAATTCAACTGTCTCTAACCACTCTTTTCCAAAGGTTGATACGCACTTCTGATAGACAATAAGGTTCTGACGACTATTTTTAATGTCGTTCATTATATCCTCTTTCCGTTCAGAAAATATCTCCCCGATAGACATAATACCCTTTCTTTAGTTACTAATAACTATAGCAACATAACCATCATAAGTCAATAGTTGACAAATATTATATGTTTATAGTAAAGTGAAATAATGGAATATAAAATAATTAAGTTAGTTGGAAAACATGGTAAAGGTAAATATACACTTGTTGATGGTGATTATGATGGTGAATATTTTAGTCAATATAGATGGCACGTTAATAGTTTAGGATACGTTTTCAGAAGCACTAATAGGCACGAAAACAGAGGAAAGAAAAAAGGCGAAAGAGCATATATATATCTACACCATGAAGTATTACATCCAGTAGAAGGTATGTTCATTGACCATATTAATAGAGATAAACTTGATAATAGAAGTATAAATTTACGATATATCACTAAACAGCAAAGTGCTTGGAATAGAAACAAGAGAGAGAATAGTAGTAACCAATATATCGGAGTTCATGCAGTATCAAAAAAAACATGGTCTGTTGTATTTGATAAAAAATATCATGGTTCATTTAATGATGAAATCACAGCCGCTAAGAAATGGGATGAATTAGCATTTAAAAAATACGGTAAATTTGGGGTGTATAACTTTTTATAAATCATTTACTTGACATTTACATATAGTTAGTGATAATCTTGACTTAACTATTCAGTTTTCTTGAACAAACAGAATAGGGAATGATAAGAAAACTACCCCTTACGGGGCAGTCCTTCAGTTTTCTCGAATTGCTTATAGTATACTCGACGACTGAACTTATGTCAATAGTCTAGGCAAGAGTTTTTTGCTACCCACTATCGGACTATAAAATAGATAGTAACTAAGCAAAACAGTCCCCTGCGGTCTGGGGTAGGAATGACCGCCTTTACACTAAGTAATGGCACTTTAACAATCGGGGTTGTTTTATCACTGTTTAATAGATAGGCAACTCTCAATGAATCTATACCTAAGTAATTGTGGAACTCATATACTTACTTAGTTAAAGACCCTCTGATAATTGCCTGTAGCCCTTACAATCAAAAATCTAGGGTTGTTTGCATTGGGTAAAAATGTTATAATGCGTTAACTGTGGTTGGACGCCCACCCTTCGCCACAGAAATCAAATATCCCCTATGATGTTACATCCTTTCGTAACTAGGGGATATTCTTTATTTAATGGTTCGCTTCTTGATTCGTTTTCTTACTTGACTTAAGTTAATATCGTATTCGTAATAAATCTTATGAGATTCTAACGTATTAATACACTTTCTCCTTATTTAACTTCTTCATTTTACCACCAAATCTACCAGCTACGCTAGGATTGACTTTTCCGTGAGCGAATGGATAGCCAGAGGTGGATTTTCCTGCCTTACTAGCGATTGTTCTCATATATTCTTTATAGGCTTTTTCGCTGCCGAACTTCTTTATCATTGTTTCTTTAGTCTTGTTCATATCTGCCCTCAAACCTTTCTAGTTCATCTTGTGGAACTGCGTAGAACTCTCGTTCTGTGCCTGTCTTGTCTCTTATCTTCTCTATTGGATACTTATTTATAGTGGTAGCCGAGAGGTAAAACTCTCCTTTTAATCGTTCGTCTTTCGTAAATACTATTAGATTATGAAGACCTACTTTCCACTTGGCTATAAGAAGCATCTTGTCGTGGTATCTAGGTTGCCAAATCTCTATCTTCTGAGTAGGTGTTAGACGTTTAAGTTTCATTACTTATTCTCCTCTAAACTGTTAATACGGTCTAAAATGTGCTTTCTAAATACTTCTGAGTTAAACCCACATATCTGACAACTTTCGCTACCCATAATTATTGCGTATTCTTTGTATTGTTCTGGTGGTTCTAGTTGTTTAAGTTCGTTTATCCTCGCCTTTTTAACCTCACTCTCAATCAAATCCTCAAATCCCCATATCAGTTCAATAGGTATTTTTTTCATACCACGCCACGCTTGATTGGGTTTCATTAAGACATCAGCGATAGATATGCGTAACTGTTTATCTTCTATATCACTCATTTAGATAACTCCTTAGCTAAGTTAAACATCACTACTAGTTTGTCTAAACCAGATTGAACTGCGTCTATGCCATACTCTGCACCTTTTAGTAGTGCTTTCTTCTCTCGTTCCTGTATTAGTTGGTGAAGTGATTGCTTGAGTAAATCTTCGTTGATATTAGCGACTACATCGCCACCTCTGCTGTGCAAAATAGCGTCATCTAACTGTTTATCTATATCGTCTGTATTAACTAAGGGTGTTTTATCTTTTACCATTACAAACCTCCTTTTGAACTATCCTGTTTTTCCGTATAGTTCGTTTGTGTTACTATGTATGTTTTACCACCTGAGTTGCGTATCTCACCTGCACGTGTTTGATACACCCAATCTGGTAATTTGCTATAAATACGTGAGCAAGGTGTCTTATCGTGTGCTATTACGTCTTGTATAGCATCACGCTTGTTTATCTCACTCCAGCATTGTATTGGTATATGCTTTACTACTGGTTTACGAATAGTAAGAGTGGTTAAACTCTCCTCGGCTCGCCTCACCATTGACTCCATCCAGTTTTCTTTGATTATTTGAACTCCGACTTTCATTAAAATACTGCCTTATCTAAACCTAAGTGTCTAGCTAGTCTTTCATTTGCTTCAGTAAGTTCTTTTAATGCTCTTAATGTTCTGTCGTTTACTTCTAAAACGAGTTCCTGAGTTGTAAAACCTGCTAATCTACCCTCTAATGAGTTTATAAATTGGTCAAGTTCTGCCTCAGCTTGTCCTGGATAGTTGCCGTTCTCATCTGTATCTTGTGCGTGATATTCATCCACTATATTTTTCATAATTTCTTTCCTTTCATATCTATTATACGCTCGTGCTTCTTTTTAGTCAAGCCTATTTTATTAAACTTATTAACCATATAGTAATTAGGTTTAGGCATAGCATACTTAAAGCGAAAATCGCCCATATTCCAACTTGAATTACATTAGTCTTCATCTTTTCTCCTGTATCTCGCACCTTACGTTTTCCCAATTATCAATGTTCGCACTTCTTATATTCCAAGTTAGGATAGTGAACAATAGCCCACCGATTAACAGCCCACCTATAAAGATAAGATGCGGTTGTAATTCCTTAAATAATTTCTCGTAGTTCATCTCGCCCTTTCTTTTATTTCCTAGTCTTTAATATTTACCACCAGCGATTCGATTGCCAAAATACGACAGCGTTTGACCAGCTTCCGTATCGTCTTAACATATAATCAGTAAAGAAATTGTCTTGACACTCGTAATTAGTTCGCCAATCGTTACAAACACTTTCCAGCTTGCTACATGGTAAACTTTGCCCAAGTCCGCAAGCACCACTGCTTATATTTACTGCGTCTAGTCTATTACTTGACTCTTTCATATAAACAAACTCTTTCGCTTGTTGCTCTGTGAGCTCGTAGGAGCTCGCTGGTGGCGTTGTAGCTTGAATCGTGGATTGCTCCACCTCCTCGATAAGTCTCTCAACCTGTGGCTTCTCAATAGCGTCGGTTGACTTCGCTATTTCTGTGATTTTAACGTCTGAACTAATACTTTTGCTTCGCTTGTAACTCGTGAGCTGTCGGCTTTGGCGTAAAATACACCACCAACAAACGCAGCTACAATCGCAAGCACAACAAATACAGAGATAACGACAGTTTTTACTTTAATAGTTCGTGGTTGTTTCTTTGTCTCTGCTTTCACTTGTTCTATGATTGACTTTTTCATTTTTTATCCTTTCTAGTGGTGATTATACCCACTCTGTGAGCCATATCGTAAAGGTTATGACCCACAGGCTAGGTATAAACTAGCCTTATAGTTTACTTTATTAAAATGGTGTTATATGTTTATCCAGCTTGTCTTTCATTTGTTGTAATGCTGTATTATACGGATAGAATAACCGCCTGTAATACTCGTCTATTAACTCTTGTGAAGTAAATCCTGCAAGCCTTGCCTCTAATGAATTGATAAACTGTGTTAGCTCGTACTCGTCTTGTGCTTGATTATCTAACATAGCGCCTCGATTAAAGTTAGCTCGTTGTTCGTCATTCATAACTACTCCTTAGTCTTTAAGTTTAATATATATTCGTCTATCTCATCAGCTGTTTTACAGTTGTATATTCCGTCTACGTTTTCAGTGCCTATCAATAGTGATAGTGCGTAGTCTAGTTTTTCAGTAATATTATTCATAACATTTGTCCTCCTCATCGTCTAATTGTTCGCTTATATAATCGTCCTCAATCATTTGTCTGTCTGTTTCGTCATTTTCTCTCGCCTCGTCGCTGTGGTCATCATTGTCGTTATAACTTTGAACTATAAACACAGCATATCCACCGCCATTGCGTTCATATATATCAGCGACTTTGTGAGTGCTGAGGGTGATTGTCTCTATTTTTTTCATAATTCAACCTCATAGGTAAATGGTTTACCGCTTTTATTTATTGTGTAGTCTTTAATAATTAGTTTTGTCATTGTCTATAACTCCTTTACAGTTATAAGTTATTATTCAATTAGGATAGGTTACAAGCGGTGTAGCGGTTATTATTTAATTATCTATAGTTTAATTAACGCTTTGCATTTAACTTTTGTATAAGTCTTTTATAAAATGCAAGTGCTGGCGTGTCGTTTGGTATTTCAAGTGTATGTGCATAGATTAAATCTCTTATAACATATACTTGGTCTTGTGTTAGCTTGATTGTGACGTATTGTCTTTTTTCTAAATTTAATAAATCTGTTAATTGTCTACTGGTGTTATTGTCATATTTAAGCATAATATACTCATTTCTCGCTAATCACCGCCTGTAGTCTATCCTAATTGTAAATCAGATTGTAGCTAAGCAGGGTGTAGCTAGTCTTAGTTATTTAATGATGATAAGACGTATCATCTGTGCTGTCCTGCTTAGTTGTTAATCTGTTGCCCACTTGAGCTGTTGCTCTTGTGATACTCTTATAATACATGAGCGTATAAGTATTGTCAATAACATGAGCATAGATTTTTCAGAGTTATCCACAGTTTAAGATACAGATTAGAACAAATATAGAACAATAAAGGCGGTGGGGCGGAGGTGAAGATTGATATTTTATACTAATTGTTATACATTATTACTATATGAAATACTCTAAATCTAAACTAACACCAGCAAAACAAAAGTTTGTAAATGAATACATAAAGACAGATAACGCTACAGAAGCGGTGAGACGAGCCTATCCTGAACTTATTGAGGGCGGAGGAGAGAGAGACCATTATTTACATATTAAAGGTAATAGACTGATGAGAAATGATGAAATAAGCAACGCAATCACTAACCAGAAGAGTAAACTAGCCACTATAGCCAATCGAGCAGTCCAGAGAGTAGAGACCTTAATAGAGAGTGATAACGAGAAGATAGCCACCACTAACATCTGGAACGTAATTGACCATGTACACGGCAAGGCTACCCAACAAGTAGAGGTTAGGAGTGAGGCTATCACCTTAAACATCGATTTAAGCGGAGCAGATTCACCACTGTTAGACGCGTCCTAAGGCTCTGTGTGGGGCGCAAGAGCAAAAGATGAGTTACAACCCATGTCAACGCTATTATCTTAATGTCTTACAAGCTATGTTGTGCGTCACAAGAGGAGGGCTCAAAAAGATAAGTATCTCATTTAAAAGATAAGAACACCTACCCCCCGTCGACTCTGGGCTTGGTAGCTACTCCCTGTCTATAGTATATATATAACGAAGTGGAAGTATCTTCTGATGTCCATATTTTACCAAATAACATGCCCCTATATTGCATTTGTAGTACGTTTGTAGTACAATTGTAGTATGGAATATATTACAAGAGATTTACAGCATAAAACCAAAGAGATATTAGATAAAGCTACGTCTGCTCCAGTTAGGATTCGTAGAGGCAGCGAGTTCTTCGAGATTTACAAAGTGAAGGCTAGTTTTGAGGATACCCCCGTTCAAAAAAATAACTTCGTTCCGCAAGCGGAAACTACTATTATAGAAGACGACCAGGAATGGGTTGAGCCTAGTAGGTATGTGCCCCCCGTTACTACAGGTAAACAATCCTTAGAGGATTTAATGAACTCAGGTATGTTAAGGAGAGGTGCATGAGTAAGTGGTTAGAAGGTGAGCATAGGATTAAATGGGTTGAAAAAGCCCAGATGTATTGTGAGACTTGGTTTGAACACTCAGGTAAAGGTTTAGTCCAACGACAACGATGGTTTGACAGCGAAACCGCTTAGTGGTATTATCCACTCAAACAAAAACCTCAAATAAAAACTATAAACTTATTGGAGGGACCCTTATGGTCATGACACAGGCTAAGAAAGATGCGGCATCAGCTCGTATGAAGGCTATGCACGCAGCAAAAAAAGCAGCGAAGGAAGTTAAGGAAGAACTCGCAGTTCCTGAACTACCAAAAGAAACAGTATCAACTATGGATGACATAGCTGTACTCAAAAAACAAATTGAGGAACTTAAGGATGCCTTTATTAAACAGGCTATCCAACCTCAGCAACAGACACAGGTATCTGGTAATCGGTTAGTTGGTCGCACAGATAGATATATCATTGACCCCAAGAACTACGATGACCCATGTGCTAGATTGGCTGATGAACCTAAGCTGAGGAAGTTTGCCTTTAAAGAGAACTACGAACTAGCCTTTGAGATTGGCTCAACGACTTATACTACTTTAGATGGATTGAATATGCGTGAACCTAAGTTCACTCTATCACTTCATTTAATAGGTGAAGATGAAGACGGAAGCAAGAATAACACTCGTTATATTGTGTCTAAACTAATCCTACACGAAGACCCAGAAGCTGCTCTTGTAGTTGCTAGGGACAACGGTATAGAAGTAGATGAGGCTAATGAACGAGACTTCCTAAACGAGATGCGATATATTCGTATGCGTGATTGGTTAATGGGTGGATTTTATCCTCCACGACCACAAGATAATAAGGCTCGTAAACAAGTAGCCATCGGTAATAGATTAGTCGATTTCTTTGAAGTAAGTTCAGAGAACGCCTCAAGAATACCATTTGAAGAACTAAACAATAAGTTGTAACAATGGGATACATAGCGAACCGTAAACAGGCACTCGCCCACGCTGCTTTCATGGAAGACGGCTTTAAGCGTGGTGTCCTGTTTTGGGGGCGTCAGTCGGGTAAGACTTTCTTCTCGGTTAATCACACTTGGATAAGTGCTCTACTACAACAGGGGCTGTACGGTATCTCATTTAAGACCTATAAACAGGCTAAGGATGTTGTTTGGAAACAATACATACCCCTAATCCCTAAAGAGTTAATCCACAAGACTAACGAGCAAGACCTAGAGATTGAGTTGAAGTATATTAAAGATACTAAGATTAAACTGCCTAGTGGTAAAGAAGTCACCGTTAATCATGATGAGTCCTTACCTAGAAGTCGCATTAAACTACTGGGTTCCGACCAAGCCGATAGTCATCGTGGTATGAAGTTTCAAGGCTTGATTTTTGACGAATATGCCGACCAGTCCCCCGATAACTGGACATCAGTTTATGAACCTACCTTCACCACCACTAATGGTTGGGCTATATTCATGGGTACGCCTAGGGGCTATAACCACTTCTATGACTTAAACATGGATGCACAGGCAGAACCAGATTGGTTCTATCAACAGGCTACTTGGAGAGACTCACCCTACGTTTCTAAGGAGCACATTGACAGGGCTAAGAAAGACTCAGAGAGAAAAGGCACTCTCTCTACTTTTATGCAGGAATACGAGTTAGAGTTTAGGTCAGTTCAAGGAGCAGTCTATCCTCAGTTCCACCGAGATATTCATGTTATTAAACCTAGTGAGATTCCGATGGACCTTACCTATTACGCAGGTATAGACTTTGGCTACCACACCACAGCTTTTATATTAGTAGGTATTGATAAAGACCAGAACTGGTATGTAGTAGATGAGGTTTACGGAAAAGAAGAGATATTAAAAGACTTGATTCCACGCTTCAAGAACTCTATTGGTGAGAACCGACTTGTCTTAATGGTAGGTGACTCTCAGGCTAAAGACGCTATTGAGACTATGGCTAGAGACTTCCCTATTACCCCAGTTATTAAGCGAGGTGATTCGATTATCCACGGTATAGATTTAATCAGGGGCAAGTTAAAGCCTCGTATTCAATTAGTAGGTAATCCTAAACCAACCATATTCTTTAGTTCAGTTTGTAAAAATCTCATAAAAGAGATAGAAGCTTATAAGTATCCAGAAGAAAAAGCTGACAGGAACCCTAGTGAACTTCCTATGAAAGAGGATGACCACGGACCAGACGCACTTCGTTACCTAGTTCTTCATCTCAAATATGGTCTAGAAAAGGGTGATAAACTACCTGCATCATCTATGCTGAAGGAACTTAATAGTTATGGGCTATAAAATGTTGTATAATCAAACCATAATACAAGGAAACAAATATGCCAAATAAACAAAAAAAGCAAAAATCGTCTTACGAATACGAATACAAAAGAGACTACCTAAGTGATAAAGATATTCATGATAACTACATCGCTAGTTTTGACGAATATGAGGCTATGCTTATTGGACAGGTTTACGACTCAGTTTCTAACTCTGTTAGTGGTAGTAAGATTACTGACTCTTATACAGCTACCCTAGCAATAGAGAGAGCTGCACGAGTTGTAGGTAAACTACCAGAAGGTATGACTGAATCAGTTGCTAAAGCCGACCAAGGTAAAGCTGCTTTCATGGACATTCTACGTCAGAAGTGGATTTATCCAAATGCTAACTCTCAACACAAACTAGATACTAAATTACGCCTATGGCAGTTATATTCAAGTGTCTACGGTTATATGCCTATGTTCTACGATTGGAACATCTCTCCTACTGGTTATATTGGACCTGACTGTTGGTTATGGAATCCTCGTAATCTTATCCCTCAACAGGGTAAAGTCTCTATTTCAGACATGGACTACGTCACTGCTCTTACTTGGTTAAACCGAAAAGCCCTTGAAAACATCATAGATAACGAAACTGAGGGTGATGGTTGGGATAGACCAGCTATTAAAGAGTTACTTGACCTTGCCGAGAACACAGTTACAGATAATGACAATGACCGAGACACTTTAGTTGACCGCAATCGCTCATTAAGTGGTAAGAAAAAGGGTATTTGTATTGCTACTCGCTACGAGAGTGGTCCAGATGGTGAATGGATTTCATTTGCCCCTGACCATAGCTGTGTCCAGATACGAAAATTGAAGAATCCACACAAAAATGGACGTATTCCGTTCGTTGTTAAGTATTCACAGCCTCTATTTGACTCATTCTACGGTCTTGGAGACTTCCAAAGGGCTAAACCACTACAGTTTGCTCGTGATGGCTTGATAAACTTCTACTTTAAGGGTATTAAGATGAACCTTATTCCACCAATTATCGCCAATGCCAATGGTGTTGTCAAACATACACTAGATTACAGAGAAGGTGCGGTGATGTTAGAGACAATTCCAGGCTCAATTAGGCGTATGGAAACATCTAACGCTGGTTTGTCAACTTTCCAAGCAGTTCAATCTAACTTAACTGGCTCATTACTGTCGTTATTCGGCACTCAGAACGCATCTATGCCAGGTGCAGAGACTTTGAACCCATCTCAGGGTAAAACTCCTGCTGCGATTGACCTATATAACAATAAAGAGGCTACACGAGACGGACAAGAGCGACAATACCTAGAAAGTGCGATTGAAGATTTGACAGACGGATTTAATTCTTTGATGGTAAACGTAGGCACAGAGGATATTCCAGTTGCTCTATTTAGTAAGGATATTGAGGCTATTAAAGACGCTGGATTGATTGATATTGTTGACCTATTCAGCAACTTTGAGATGAACCAGACAGAAACTGGTGGTAAATTAACGATTAAACCAGAAGTCCTAAAGGGTGTTGAATACCGATTTAACATTAAACCAGGTTCAACCACTAAGACTAATAAAGATGCTCAACTAGCCGAATTAGAACGATACATTAATAACCTAGGTAAGTTCCAAAATATGTTTAAAGACGACCAACGCTACGACATCCAACCTCAAGAGATTGCTAAATCGTTCGGTGCCTTAACAGATATACCTGGGGCTGCTAAGTTCGTCAGAGTTAACGAAGGTGCACCTAGCCCACAAGAGTTCCAAGCCCAACAGGCACAACAACAACAAGAAGCTGATATGGAAATGCAAGAGTCGCAGCAAGAGGCACAGATGCAACAGGCTATGATGCAACAGCAACCACCACAACCACAGTTTGTAGGCGGTCAGATGTTCAAAGACCCCCTAGCTAGTGCTGCTGCGAGTGAAATAGATAAACTATAAGGAGACAAATATGGGTCCGCAAAACGCAGTAATTGGTGACAGTTTCGGTATTGATATACCACAGACACAAGTTCAAGAGAACGATTTAGTAGCCGAAAAGAGTATGGCTAAGTTTTCAAAGAGTAATGAGTTTAAGAAACTAAAAGAACACATAGAGTCAAGGATTGCTTTTTACCAGACCTGTCTTCCTAACGGAGAGATGGTGGCACAGAGTAAGCCTACTGCTGAGGACTGGAGAGTTGCTAACTCTATTATAGGTGAGTTTAAGGCTATCCTGATGTCTTATGAAGAGGCACGAGAGGCTGTTGAAAATGCCAATAAGTGAGAAAGACCAGAAGTTCTACGATAGAGTAGGTATTCCAGTTCCTAGTTCTGATGCCCATGGAGAAGATAGTTGGGAACACCCTGTTAGTGAGAACTTAAAACCTGTCAATCCTAGTAATTGGCACCAAGACGGCAACAAGTTAATTTGTGATACAGAGTATGGACCACTAGTTCAACTACTTCCTACTGATACTATTATGGTAGGAACAGATGATAAAGGTCTACCAATCCTCAAGAATATATACAAAAATTAGTTTTATGCTATTATAGGACTAACAACTTAAAACGACACAGAAAGGTAAGTTTCCATGTCGCAAGATAACAATAACACAAAATCTAAAAATGCGATACGGTCTAGAGAATACCGTATTAAGAATGCTGAAAAAGTTAAACTATACGAAGATAGGCGTAATGAACGTAGGCGTAATGACCCAATCGAAAGGTCTAAGAAGGCTTTAATAGATAAAAGGTGGTCAGAAAATAACCCTGAACGTAAACGTAATAATAATAGGATATGGAAATTAAATAATCCAGATAAGTGCAGGTCCTATGGTATCAAATATCGTTCTTCTCACGAACGTGTGTATAACGAGAATCAGAGAATGTTAAGTCAACTTAGGCGTAAGAGCGTAATAAATGACAATAGAGATTTTAGCATCATTGATATACGAGCGATAGATAATTATTATAGTCGTATATGTGGTATATGTGGATTACCAATAGAGTTTAAGTTCGAAGTAGACCATATAATACCTCTATCAAGAAACGGTACACATAGTCTAGATAATCTACAGTTGACTCATCCTATATGTAATCGCACTAAACACAGCCGCTTGCAAAAAGACATGAAACTGGATATAGTTATCCTCAGAGAAATGTTGGTAGGTACTGACATTTCGTGAGGGTCGCCCGACCTTTACCGATGTGGTTAAACGGGGGCTGCAATAAATAAAAATATAGGTGTCGCCAAGAACCTGCGAAAGCGAACGAGGGCTGTAAAGGAGAAGTGATGGACGAAGAAGTCATCCCAGAAGAGCAACTTAATAACGAGGTAGAACAACCTGTAGAGGAAGTTCAGGAACCAGTAGAGGAAGCACCTGAAGAGGTAGCTGAACCAGAGACACCTGAAGTACCTGAAGAGGAAGAACCTGCTGAAGAACGACCACCTTCCAGACGAGAGAATCTAAGGATTCAGAAGCTGATAGAGAAGATGCGTGAATCTAAACCAGATAGCAAGCCACTTGATTTAGAAGGACTTGACTATAGTAAGACATTAGATGCCGACCCAGACGTTATAGCTAAACTAGACGAGGACAGGCGAAATTACGGCAACCAAGGATACCAACGAGGTCTAGAGGAAGCCAAGTCTTTGCAATTTACTACCCGATTAGAAATAGATGCCCCTAAAGTGATGGATAAACACCCAGAGCTTAACCCAGAGAACAAAGAGAAGTTTAATCCAGCCCTATCAAACGCACTTAACAGTTGGTACCTAAATATGTCAGGATACGATGCCGAAACAGGTAGAGTAGTCAATAACAATATTAGATACAACGAGTTTATAGACAGCGTTTGGGAACTCGGTAACGAGATAGCTGGACAAAAGATTGAAAAGTCTGTGAAGAATGTTGCCAAACAAGCCGCTGCAACAGGATTACGACCAGACGGAAGTTCATCTAAACGATTAAATCTAGACCAAGATGTCTCGACTATGAGTGACGAAGAACTAGAGGCTTACGGTAAGAAACTTGGTTTAGCTACTAACAGACGATAATGTGTAGCTAGAACAATTAAATAAAAAAGGAAAACTAACAATTATGGCTGCTCCAACAACCGCTTCGAATGTTACGAAATCCATTGCTCAGACCGCCCAATATATACAGGAAGTCTGGACACGAGAAATCGCACAACCATTTGATAAAAAATTACAAATCGCTAAATTAGTACAAGACCGCTCAGGTCTAGTTGCTGGTGGCGGAGATATACTACGTGTACCTTTCGTCGCTGCTGTAGATGCTCGTGCAAAAGCTGCTTCAACGCAACTTACGTTCGACTCTCCAGATGGAACTGCAATCTCATTCAACATTGACAAGCACTACTATGTAGGTGTTCTTATTGAAGACATTGCTAAAGTTCAATCTAACTACGACTTAAAGGCTGCTTTCTTCGAAAGAATGACTGAAAGCCTAGCTCGCCAAATCGATGCTGACTTAATGGGACTTTATGCCTCAGTAGGTTCAACAGTCGCTGGTGGTGCTGCTGTCGATGATGCTGACATGATTGCCCTAGTTACTGCTTTTGACGCTACA